TATCAAGTCACTAAAAGACTCTGTTACAGGTGCGGCAAAGACATCGGGTGATACCGCTTCAAAGATCAAAGATACGGCAAAGAAAGTTAAAAAGGTTTTCACCACATTGAAACAATCCTTTGGTGGATTCTTTAAAATATTCAGAACTCTTGGTCGTGTGGTTTTATTCCCTCTTACTATCATAATGACAATGGTGGATGCATTTAGAGGATTCAAAGCAGGATTTGAGTCGGGTGGAATACTTGGTGGTGTCCTTGGTGCAATCAGTGGAGTCTTGATAGGAATTGTTGGAATGCCACTTGACCTACTCAAGAACATCGTGAGTTGGATAGCAGGTAAACTTGGGTTTGAGAACTTTTCTGAGATGCTTGATTCGTTCTCATTCTCTGATATGATTGGTAGTCTGTTCAACTCAATCACCGATTCATTATTGGGTGTCTTTGATGCAATGAAAGACGAAACTGGTAAATTTGATTTCGGTAAGATGGTAGGGGTCGTAGTCTTTGGTTTGATAAATGCAGTAACCAGTCCTATACGTGGAATGATTAATGCTATTGCCGTTCTTTTAGAAAAAATACCTTTGGATATAGCACAATCAGGGGCAAGTTCACTCAGAAAAATGTCAAGTGCAATGATGTTTGACACGGGTGTCGGTGACGCAATATCTGCACGACAAGAAACTCGTGCAAATGCAACAACTGCTGATGCGGTCAAAGATGCGACTCAGGAAGAAAAGGTAGCACGTGAATCAAATGCAACTGCCACGCAAATGGCAGTTCAGACCATTAACGCACCCACTGTCACAAACAACAGTTCAAGTACTGCCATGTACAATGATCCCACTCCCGCAGTAGATAACTTTGATGGTTTAGCTAGAAGTTTCTAATAAAAAAAAGGGTCTCCTAAGAGACCCCTATAACCATAACGGTTTATCCTAAGGCAAGGATGCTTTAATCTCGGAAACCTTCACCCTTTACAAAGTGATGGAATCTGTGTGAGATTACTGCGAACAGCAACCTCACAAGACTTGTCTCCGAATAAGAACCATTCTCAGTATACAAGTGATACATGATTAGTCCTCAGCGGCAAGTTTCGCAAAGTATGACAATGTGTCATCTTCACTACCAGATGCCTGAATCGTTGGTTCTGGCGCAGTCTGAGAAACCACAGTAGGTTCAGCAGACTTGATCGGTGCAGTCTCAGCAGTCTGAGTCAACAGATCATTCTTTACAGTACTACCAGCACCAGTCGATTGACCAAGTACTACTTCCAGACGTGCCTTCAGTTCATCATAAGACTTGTATGAAGACTCTGCAACGAACTCCGACATATCGTGCAACTGATTATAAGTCGCTTCTAGTTTAGTCTCATCCGCATCCAATAGTGGAGCAGTTGA